CTGAAAAATTTGGACTTACAATATTCGCTTTTGCACCCAAACCGGACACACCTAAAATCCAATTAATCTTTTGACGCAACCAGTTAAAATGAACAGCTATTCCAGATGTCCTGGAATCAGTGTCTATTGTTCCATTTGTTGCTACATCCGCTGTTACCGTTAAATTAGCAGACTTCCAGTCTTCATTTGGAACATTTCCAAGCCCTACCGCTGAATTATTCAATGTTTGCCACGATTTGTCACCACGCCAGTATTGCGATGCTGTACCGCCTGTTATTAAAGGCTCTTTCCCTGACAATGCACTGTTTAAATCAGTTTGGTTTACAAGTGTTCCTGAAATCGCGCCCCACGACGTTGCCACTGGAGTACTGATAATGATCCCGCTCCAGTTTACGCCTGATATTGACGTAATTTCTGCCTGGTATCCATTTGAAAATATCACAACATCTCGTACTTTCGGTGACGCCTGTGTATTAATTCCTGTCAATGTTACAAGCGTCATTCCTGAAAAAGAGGAACCAATTGCGCCGCTACCGGTTTGTGTTGAACTAAACTTATCCGGCAAATCTATTCCTGTTACTGAAATTGCACGAGTGTTTCCACTACCCGATATGGTGACATTTGATCCTTGTTGCAAAGATGTTATCGCGTTTCCGAACAAATACGATAAATTATCCAAAACACGTTGCCCAAATATCCGCAATGGATTTTTTCCTGCTGGCAATTGCGTTGAATTGCTTACGCCAGCTGTAGTAGTAATTTCAACAGGAATAGATATATTTTCACCAGTGTCTGTAACAGTGCCGGTCGCATTGTCGTTTATTCCGATTGTTCGGTTTAACTCCAGCCCTTTTTCCTGTTCAACCTGATCGCCCCTTAATTGTGTAATTGACTTATCCATAGTTGTATAGTTTAATATTCAACAACTTTCTTTTTCTTCTTTTCCGGCTCAATTTCCCAGAATGCCAGAATTGCATTGACTACCTTTTTTTCTTCGTCTTTTTTCAGTCTGTCAATGTCTTTACGTTCATACGCAGAATGCGTAATTGCACCGTCAATATCATGACGTATTTCTGCGTAATTGTCATTTAATCTGATGATTTCTATTTTCATTGTATTGTATTTTTAAATTGTTATTTATGCAGGAATTAGATTTGCTGTCATTACTCTGTTTGCATTTCCTGATATAGCCACAGCCACAAATAAATTATTTCCATAGCAAACATATTCCCAACTATTATTAACAGAGGCAGCCCTTGATACCCATTTTATTCCGTCAGTGCTGATCATAACCCTGTTTGTACCTGAATTTGCCACAGCAACAAATAGGCCATCTCCAAAACAAACTGAACGCCAACCATTAGCCTCAGGAGCAGTTCTTGATGTCCAATTTATACCATCTGGACTGGTCATAATTCTGTCTGTTCCAGATACTGCCGTAGCAACAAATAAACCATCGCCATAACAAACCGAATAATGACCAATCTGACCAGGCGCACTTGTTCTTGTTGTCCAATTTATACCATCTGGACTGGTCATAACCCTATTGTCTCCTGACCCTGTATCTGAAACAGCAACGAATAAACCCTTGTCCTGCGCATAACAAACTGACTTCCATGTATTAGTAGATGCAGCAGTTCTTGATGTCCATGTAATACCATCAGATGAAGTTGCTGCTCCTGTTCCTGAACCTCCAACTGTGACAAATAGACCTTTGTCTTGTGCATAACAAACTCCATACGGACTAATGGCTGGAGTTGTTCTTGAAGTCCAGGCAATACCATCAGATGATGTTTTAATAGTACCACCAACTCCAACAAATAAATTTTTATTAGGAGCGAAACATACACCTTGATTATTACCTGTTGTTGATCCTGACCATGTTATTGCATCCGGTGATGATATTGAACTGTAATTTACGTCATAGACTAATCCTGACACAGCAACAAATTTATTGTTTCCATAACATACGGAACTCAAAAAATTATTAACATTAGGAGTGGTTCTTGTTGTCCACGCTGATAATTGAGGTATTTTCTTTCCCATAACCAACTTCGCACCACTACCATCATTATAGTAACCGCCTACTTTTACTGCTCCGCTGCCATTGTTAAAATATCCCCCTACCGCAACTGCTCCACTACCATTATTAAAATAAGCCATGTTACAACGGGAATAAAGTTAAAACACCGACATTGTTATTTGCAGCGGTTTGCGCCGATGCGTCTGTAGAATAGAATCTCGGTACTGCATTCATAACAAATGCAGTCGTTGCAAGTGATGTATTGTTTGTACCAGCGGTTTGTGTAACTCCGGTAGTACCTGTCGGTAATGATGGTGTGCCTGTAAACGTTGGTGACGCTAAATTTGATTTTCCATTCCAGTTTGAAATATCGGTAGATGAAATACCATCAATTACAGATTTATTGCTGTGCGTATGCTGGTTTGTGTAAGCCGTTCCCCAGTTGCTTATATTTGTAGGTGTTATTCCAGCGGCTGCCGATGCTGTAAAAATAGGATCGCTTTCTGATGTTATTCCTGCATCATACAAACTCGTCGGTATCTTATTTGTCGCAGGATCAGTTACTACGAGTTTGCCTGCTTTGCTGACATCAGTTTCTGCTGTTGTACCCTTTCCATAAACGCCCAAATCAAAATCATCTATGATGATAGGAGTGTCATTAGAGAAAATTCCAAATCCTGTATACGCTATATCTGAACCAAACATTCCGAAAGGCCTTCCTTTTATTGTAAATCCTCCAGAACTAAGTCCAGATAAATCAGGATAACCGCTACCCATACTCACACCAACACTTTGTATATCGCCACCCTGATGAGTAATTCTAACTGAATTTGAGAATGTTTTGCCTGCTGTTATTATCTGAGAAGTATCTAAAGTAACAGCCTCTTTCCATTCTCCTTCGTCCTGACCGCTTAACCTTTTTCTGCCGTATAACTTTCCATCATCGGAAGGCTCTATCATACCCGCACTTGCTGATTGCCTTTGATAATTCAAAACATGCCATGCTAATCCTATAAATTGCAAATACCACGTTGTTGCAACTGACAGGTGATCTGTTCGTTTTATTTTTGAAAAAGCGCCATTTTCATTAATATCATACACATATATAGGATAAGCGGCAAGTAATGGGTTTATCACAGCTAATGTAGCATCATCATTAGGCTGATAATCAAATGAAACCTTTACTATATCATAGTTTTGAAGGCTATTTACAGCATTTCCCAAATCTATCGTAAATGAATATCCAGTTGATGGCCCTGTTGCTCGAAAGCTCAACCCTCTTCCGACTGTTACTTTCTGATTTAATGTTGTCAAATCAGAAAGTAATCCTGTTATAGCCGATTTAGGATGCTGATCCGCTGCGTTTCTACCTGTCAATTCACCGTGTATGCTTGTTCCAATAATTGGTTCACCTGTTCCTGCAATATCGCCAGCTACTAAAATTAACTGCCGGTTATTATTAGTATCAAATGGAGCGTCTTCCAGCCCAATTGGTATAGTAAGCGTATGGTTTACAAAATCTACTGTATAATTGATGCCTCTGGTTTGCAAAGTGCCATAAAACAAGAGTAACGGCGTTCCAGGTTCAATTGATTCATCAATCGGGAAAACAGTTCTGATACCGTCAAGATATTCTGACAAATTGAAAATGCGCGTTTTTCCTCCTCCAGAAATAAATTCTTTATATTCGCCATCGTCAGCCAGATATTTTGTGCCGTCGCCATCTGTGATTATCGGTATATCTAAAAAATCTCTTTCAATTTTCATAATTTCAATATGTTAAATATTTTTAAAAACTAAATTTCCACCTAAAGCCAACCCTCCAACCAATTTTGCACCAGTACCTGAATTGTAAGAAAATCCACCTACTTTTTTTCCGTTAATAGCCGTTCCAATTATTTCATTATCAACAATCTTTATTGAAAATGCCACTGTACTGCTGCCGAAACTGTTTATTGCTCTGATTCTGAATGTGTAAACTCCAGGTGTGGTTGGAATACCACTTATTACTCCTATATTTGTATTCAATGTTGTTCCGAAAGGAAGTCCTGTTTCTCCTCCTGTCAACGGTCTTATATCAAAAGTGACCGGTGCGTCTCCAGTGGCTATTATTGTTTCTGAATAATATTCTCCTTTTGTTCCGTTCGGCAAACTTAACGTAGTAATCGTAGCAGGATCGCTAATAACCATTATAAATACTCTGCTGTCCGAACCGTCACTATTAGTAACATTAATTTTAAACTGAAATGTTCCGTGCACAGTCGGTGTGCCAGCCAGCAATCCGCCGGACGTTAGTGTCAAATTATTCGGCAATGTTGATCCACTGTCAACTGACCATGCTACCGGAGCAAACTGCGAACCTGTATTTTGCGCTGCCAGTTGTAATGAATAAGCAGTCCCTTTTACTCCAGTCAGGTTAGCGCCAGTGGTAATAATTGGTGAATACGGTAAATTAATCTGAATCGTGAATTGACGTTCGTCAACGTAATTTAAACCGGCAATATTCTGTGCACGTGCTGTAAAAATGTATGTCCCTGGCATTGTTGGTGTGCCACTAATCATCGAACCTGACAAACTTGTGCCTGACGGTAAACCTGTTTCGCCATTACCAACCGGTAATATTGTCCATATTACCGGAGTAGTTCCAGTAGCCTGTAATGCCTGTGAATACGCTGTACCTGAATTGCCACTGTTCAGTGCAGTTGTAATTATTGAGGGCGGTGAAACAACATTGATCCAAAAAGTTTCCCTCGCATGTGAGTTGGCTGGTATATTGGATACCTGCAAGTCAAACTTAAATCTTCCTGTCGTTGTTGGAGTGCCCGACAATACTCCAGTGGCTGCATTAAAACTTGTTCCAGTAGGCAAACCTGCTGTTTCTCCAGCTGCTAATCCACCGGTTGGAGACATCAATGTCCATGTCAATGGAGGATCACCGGTTGCAGCAAATGTATAAGGTAAAAAATTAGATACAAGATTTGAACTTTGTGTGCCAACAATCAAATAAATTTGTGGCGATAAAACCTGTGAATCATCCGGCGGAAAAACATCATTAATTGACGGAGTAGTAATAGTCAGCGTGAATTGAGTAGTTACTGAATTACCAAACTGATTGGTAGCAACAACATTAAAGGTGTACACACCTGTCACAGGAATCAACCATGACAACACGCCTGCGCTTGAAAGTGTCAATTGATAACCCTGTGGAGGAGCAGGTGACGGAGACGAAGTCATTGTCCATGTTACTGCTACTGTACTTGTTGCCGTCAATACAGTGGTAAACGGTCTGTCGGCGCCACCATTTAACGAATGAGGCTGGTTTACAGCAGGAACATCGCCAACTATTAATATAAATGGACTTTCTGATATGTTACTGCCGTTGGTTATCCGTATATTAAATGTATATGTTCCTGCAACTGTCGGTGTACCTGACAATACTCCGCTTGCACTGAATGTCATTCCTGTTGGCAAACCTCCTCCAGGATTTGACCATACTTGAGTATAAAATATATCTACTCCTGCTGCAACAAACTGAAGATTTCCATACGCTACATTTCGCGTTGCAATACGCAACGGAGAAGTAGTGGTGATCCCAAGTGCAGTTCCTGCCTGAATAGAAAACGCTTTTGTAACTGATCCGGCTATATTTGTGGCCTGTACTGTAAAATTAAACATTCCTGTCGCCAACGGAGTTCCGGTTATTGTCCCAGTAGACGGATTGATTGATAATCCGCTTGGAAGATTTCCTGAAACGATTGTCCATGTGATCGGGGTTGATCCAGTTGCTGATATGGACGCAGAATATGGAACATCCAAACGTGCATAACCTAAATTTGTAGTCGTAATATCCGGTAACTGATAAATCATTATATCGAATATTCTATCACTGTACCCCAATTCATTTTCGGCACGCAATGAAAACGAATGAACGCCTGTGGTTGTTGGTGTGCCTGACAGTACGGCAGTTGCTGCATTAAAACTCATTCCTGCCGGAACATTTCCGCTCAAAAGCGTCCATGTTATCGGCTGCACTCCTGATGCAGAAAAATGAAATCCACTTTCAGAAGATTGATATGCCTGACCTACAATTCCAAATGGTAACGGTGATGTAGTGTCAATATGTGCTTTTGATGCAACCGAAAAATCAAATGTCCGTAAAACGTTTCCGGTGTTATCGTATGAATTGTATGCTATTACAGTAATCAGGCATGATTGCCCATCTACTGACGGAGTTCCTGATATTGTCCATGTGTCATTATTAATTAAAAGTCCTGTTGGAAGTGAGCCTGATGCTGCAAATATTGATGTTGTAACCGGATCAGAACCTTCAATATGAAATGTAAACGAATACGGTTCATTGTAGATTGCACCTGGAATATATGTATCCAAAATAACAGGCGGCTCACCAACATTCAGTGTAAAACTTGCCGTGTCAGTAAAACCGACAGCATCCATTACTGTTACAGTGAACGGATAACTACCTTCCCGCAATTCCAATGTGCCGGTAATCTGTCCTGAACTGTTGATTAACAGTCCATGTCCAGCCGGCAAACCTGATAAACTAAAAATAAATGGAGCAATTCCTGTATTTTGTACAATATTAACCTGATGAGAAAACGACCTTCCAAACAAACCATTAATCATTGTAACTGTAACATCAATTTCTGGCGGCTCTGGAAAATTTATAGCAGTAGAGCCATCCCAATAACCTCTCTGTGCATAATTATACACACTTTCTCGCATGGCAGCGGCAGTAGGTTCATTTCCGGCGCCAAATGCAGCAGTCAAGTCAATAACCATCACGTTATCTACCTGAAATGATGTTGCTGTGTTACCGCTTAATCCCTCTGCGCTGAATTGTATTCTTAATCCTAAAGTAACTGTGTTCGCCGTCCAGATATAATCAATCAGTCCCCATGAACTATTGCCAATTGTAACAAATGAATGTCCTATATCTGCACCGTTATTACTGAATTGCGCAGAATTACTTGTTACAGGAGTTGCTATTCTCGCCTGCGCACGAATATAATATTTACGCCCACTGACTACCGTCACATTGTTTAACTGACATGCAGCCTTTTGTACGCCGGATTGAGCGCTAAAATTTACATTGCCGGACACTTGCCCCATCCATGAACCGGTTTCTCCATGAGTTGGCGATAATGCAACCCGCGCAATAGACAATGGGATTGCGGTATTATTTTGACCTGCAACCCATCCTGTCACGGACGCTTCAAACGAACCGGAACCAGAAGGCAATATATTTGTCAGACTTACTTGCATATCATTTCTTTTCCCACCAAACTAATATTCCTGGATGATTATCTGCGTACAGCATACCTGCCGCTTCATCTTCTTCTTCATGTATCGGAAGCGCAGTCAAATAACCGGCAGAGGCATGATTACCCCAGCCGTAAGCCTCATCCCAGTTTACTACTTTGCCGGAAGTTATTCCGTCAATAACTGATTTGTTACTGTGCGTATGACTGTTAGTTGCAGCAGCAGTCCAACTGCTGATTTGCGGCACAGTAATACCGGCAGCAGGTGATGAATTAAATATTGGATCAACTTCGCTTCCACCAAGTCCTCCTCCGCTTGCCACATCACTTCCTGCATACAGCCAAAGCATACGTCCTTTATTAGAATTTGGCGGATTGACGAAAAGAGTTGTTAAAGTATGATTGACATAATTAATCGTGTAATGAAATCCAATCTCATACCGTACACCAGAATAGGTGATAAAAGTATCAGTTCCCTCAGTTATGCTTTCATCTATTGCGAAGGTCTTTGTGATACCATCCATCTGACCGGTAAGGTTGAACTTGACAAGAGCATTTCCCTTGCCAAGTTCCTCACCATTCCATCTTGGGATATTATCAGAATCTGTATGAAATCTGTTTTTACCTAAATTAATGCCTACCTCTGTGTCGTCAATATAGACGCCAACAGATTGCGCACCTTCAACTAAAGTTTTTAATTTTGCCATTGTGTTAGGTTTAACTGTTAATAATTTATTTAACAGGATTTTACAAAAACCCTACACAAATTTTACATATAAGTAATAATATATTTTACCTTATACTCTCCTGTTATACCTGGAAATCTAACCAGATTCAACTGATCTTTTCCAGTTAAAGTAAAATATGCTCCTACTTCCATATCATCGCCAAATACATCAACTTCCCTGATATTGCCTTTGTCAGCAGCTACATTATAACGATACTTGACAGTACCATATTGCTCATATTCTCCAAAAGCAACCATGTAGTCAATATTAGCGTTCTTTTTACTCATCATATAAGGCAACGCTCCTGTTGTGGTCGTTTCATATATGATAATAGGCTGATTGTCCAAATCAACATAGTCTACCGGAGGAGTATCTTCCCCATCATGATTATGTTCTTCAACTAATTTTTTCAATGCCCTCAATGCCTCATCAGTTGCAAGATCACTCACAGCAACTCCTGAATCAGCAATATCACCTACATTGGTAAATTTTGCCAGATTATTAGGAACAACAGTAGGAGCGCCTACACCTTCATTGGCCAGCGGGTCAAATTTCTTTTGAATCTTGGCATCAATTTCAGCCTGCAATGCAGTAGTCAATCTGTCTTTCTGAATCGTACCTGCTTTTAAAATAGCGCTGATTACTGTACCATTTACAACAGTTTGAATATGCGTCTGAGTATTGTCGCCCGTATAAGCAGGAATTTCCAACTCTGTGTACGACTGATTCGGCTCACCAAAATTAATTACAATGTACTTCTTGGCCTGATCAACGTTCGGATCATCTTCACCTGGGTCTAATTCAGCGCCGGTCATTACTCTCAAATCAATCTCTGCGATTGTGTTAAACACAGCCAATACGGCGTCATTATGTCCAATGAACACAAAATCGCCCAAAGCATAACCACTGGTTGGATTTGCTGTCAAATAGGTCTGGTCAACAATAAAACAGTGTTTTACCAATTGCCAGTTTGTCAACAAAGTTTGAACCTGCGTCAAAGTCTGATACTGCACATCGTTGGTAAACTCACTGACATTTTCAGGAAAATCTATAATGTCTGCAACTTCATGCGTATGCGCTTCAGGTTTGTAATCTTCCGGCCAATTCACACTTGCTGTGCCATCACTTGTTACCAGCAATCCAGAGCCTATCTTTACGCCCCCAAGCGTAGTTGTAGTTGCGGGAGGTAACACATAGGCTTCACCAACGGCTACCTGCACTCCATTCCAGTACAGTTTGCCATCACCATCCGACGATAATATATCGCCATTCAAATCAACGGCAACTTCCGTTCCATTAATATATTGACCAATGTATACCTGGCCATCTCTCAAAGTTCTAATACTTACCATTTTTTATAGTTATTAAAAGTTATATAAATCAGTTTTTCAAATATTTGCATAGTTAATTTTAAATAATATCTCTGCTGCTGCCGTATCGTAACCATCTACTTTTACTAACACAGATCGCATTTCAGTAGATTGTGTAAAGTTAAAAGAAAAAATGACACCTGCATCACTTCCTGCAACATTTATTTCATAAAATAAATTTTCAGTCAAACTTAACTTCAATGTTCCGTACATGGTTTGACCACTTCTCGTTACAATATAATCAACGCTTGCACTTTTATACAGAGTAGAATTAATGATATTTACATATTGAGATGTATTCGGTTCCATAATAAATCTGATGTAACCGTCTTCAGTAGAAGTCATAAATTCTTTCCATGCGCTGTTAGATATGTCATTGATCGTAGCGCCTCTCAAAACAAATGTCTTATCAATGTCAAAAACGTATACTACCATCCCCGCTTCTCGTCTCCTGAAAGGTATAGCGTTTCGTTCTGTTATTGTTTCGACAGAGCGCCAGCCTCCCTTTCCATAAATCGCTTCATGCGTAGGAAACATGTCCTTTATGTCAAAAGGAACTATCGGCCCTGATATGTTGTGACCCTTAATCATTCGACTTCAAATTTAATAGTTGAACCATGCTGAATATCTTCTGTCCGGTACATATCCAAAGAAAACGTAGCTCCAGAAGAATTGGTAAACGAAAATAAAGTTGATTTTAACATGCCTGAAAATGTCAGTCCGCTCACTTTAAATTGAGGAACTCCGTATTCTGAAGGCCATGCAAGCCATATATACTTTCCATCAGTACAATTGAATGTTTTGGTTTGCACAAAATCATCCGATAATTCAGAACTTAACGCCAATACTTGCGACTGGTTTAAATTTTCATTTTCTGATGCTCCCCAGTACCTTTTGTATTTAAAAACGATGGCGGTTTCCGCTGTTACGGTAGTTCCGCCATCGCCAGCAGTTAAAACATAAGTCAAGTTGGATGTTATGTTTTGACTTGTCAAAGTAGTAGTTGTTGTTCCTATTGAAAGAGCCATTCCGTTAATAGACTGACTTGTTACAGGTTGATTATAATTCCATGACAATGTAACCGTATTAACAGTCTGTCCTTTTTCATATTCACCTCCTCCGGTAAATTCAGTAACCATCAAAGGCTGACCTGCCATAGATTTATAAATTCCAGCATCTGATAGATATTTAGTTCCAGAACCTCCATCTGTGATCAGGTCTATTTTCGCTTTTAAATTATTATCCAAATTGGAAACAACCGGATTAGTCGCAGTTCCCACGCCAGACATTTTTATGGTATCGGTATCAGCAGTATGAATAGTTGACATTGTTTCGCCTCCTCCATCGCAACATTTGCCACATCCGCAACTTCCTACACAAATATGCCATGCCTTCAATGGATCTGCCTCTGTACCAGAACCCTTAAATACCATATTTTCAGAATCCGCTGTCCATACCTTTGTGGTCAATCCTGAATCAACATTCTTTTGAGCGCCTTCTTCAATAGTGTCAAGTTTGGTTTTCATGGAATGAATCATCGACAACGGATTGGTTTCATATTTTACCCGAACAGATTCAGAAGTTTCTGATCCAAGAGGGCCATAATCTTTCCAAACCAATCCTTCCCACATAAACCTGTGAAATTCATCGTCAATCTTTACATCCGCAGATTCACCGTTTTTCCCTGTTGGATACGATAAATACAAATGACTTAATGACAAAAATGTTCCTTTGTATTTTGGGTCTTCTAAAAGTTCAAGTTTAGTTTTAAGCGCAGCAGTAAAATTCTCATCCGATTGCAAATCAGCATTAATCTTTCCATCAGTTATTGTAATACGCTCTCCTTGTGTATATTTTTCTAATTCGGCAAGTTTGTCTTTTTCTGCTTGTGTATATCTTAAATATTGATCATCCTGCACAAAATAACCATCATTTTCAAATTGAGTTAATTTTGTTGGCTTGTTTCTGATATAATCTAATTCTTCATCATCATCCTGATTCCAGTCCGGCTGAACCTGTGCGATTTCTTCTCTGTCTAACGTGAATAATTCCCAATGATCGTTCGTTATGCCTCCAGCTAATCTATAATACAAATTTTCAGACGCAACATACACCATCATTCCCACTTCTCTTCTTTCCTCGGTAATCGCGTCTCTTTGAGTTATCGTATTTACAGTTCTTAACCCTCCTTTTCCATATTCAGCCTCATGTGTAGGATATTCATCAAACACTGTGAACGGAACAATCGGAGCTGATATATTTGATCCTAATATGTTATTTCCTACTATCTTTGCCATCTCGTTAATTTCTAAATACTTCTATCATAATATTTGAACCGGACTGTTTATGCTGCAATCTAAAAACATCCAAATTTAAAACTGCACCAGACGCATTTGGAAACCCAATTACGCTTGTCTTCTCAATTGCAGAAAATGAAACTCCTCCTACTCTAAAAATAGGGTTCATCCAAACAGAAGGCCATGCAAAATAAATATACTTACCACCGGCGCAATTGAAAAATCTTGTCTGTTCAAAATTTATCGCCAATTCTGATGTCAATTCATTCAAAATTTCTGTATTACTCAAACTTGGCTTACTTGATGCACCATAATACATGGAATCCAAAAATGTAAGAGAGGCTGTTTTTGTTTGTTCGGTTACTCCATCGCTCGCCCTTAATGTCCATTCCCTATTATTTTTGATAGATAATCCTATTACAGTACGTGTTCTTTCTGTTGCTACAAGCATAGGAACATCAGGACTGATGCTCTGATTAACTATGTTTCCATTATATGCCCAATCAAATTTTATAGAACTCACAGTGGAACCTCTCTCTGCAAACTCTACACTTGATTTAAAACTGATTATACTGAATGATTCATAACCTGCGGCGCCTATCTGATTCTTCAAATCCTGCAACTCAAAGTTGATTTTATCAAAATTCTCATTGAAGGCAGTTTCAAGTTCCTGTCCAACAGTAGGTCTGCGGTTAAACGAATCAGACTGTATTTTCTCAAATGTTATCGGTAATGGCATAATTTTAATCTATTGGAGTTCCTTCAAATTTAACTTTACTTGATATCTGGTACTTGTTGAAATTAGGCGCAGTTATTTCATACTGGCAGTCTATCATCAACGCACGTGAATAAATATGCGACGGAGCAAGGGCGTCATTCAAAATAATATCACTGCCCGATATAACAGGATTGTGCAATCCATTCAGTTCAAACAGTTCAATATTGCCAATCATACAAGCCCTGAACCAATTGTACATGATCAGTACTTCATTGGTATTATCTGATGTGAAAGCTATATTGTACTTGGCCTGAAACATTCTCGAATGAGTGGTGGCCTGCATAAATGGGTCTGATGGTTGAAATTTATCCTCAAAACGTCCAAAATCATACCCCAATCCATTTGTTTCTGATACCTGCTCACTGGGTAATCCTATATGAATCGTTGGCAAATGAAATCTTTCTCTGTTAAAAAAAATATGCGTTTCTATCCTGCGAGGATGATCTACGTCCCTTGAAAATATCGCAACAGCATTTTCAAAAATATTGTGCCCATTAAAATCAGGTAATTCCCCGAAAATATCATGCAAAAATGAATCTTCAATACAATCGTTATCCCGACAATAAATATAGTTATCTATGGTCACTTCAACAAAATGATCTGTCAAATCTTTGAGTATTTTTTCTGGAAAGCACATTATTTTAGCATAAATTTTGTTAGGTTAAATTATAGGATTGGAATGAAAGGATTCTTGGGCCTGACAGCCTTTGGCTCACTTTCAATCCTCTTTTATTTTTGTAAATATAATCAATCATTCTAACTTTTCAAAAATATTTTATACAGAAGGAGAAATAAATCTCGGAGGTGTATAATAACAGCCAAGTGTAATTAAAACTCCATGCGTTACAATCACCTGAATAACATCATTTTTTGCAATCGGAAAAATACGACTGTCCGCCCATCCTCCCGCAGAAACAACAAAATAATGATTGCCATTGTTGATTCTAACATTCAACCGTCCTGCACCACTATCAAACAACCCCGTTACATGAAGAAATCCATCGCCGGTAGCAATCCACGATTCTCCACTTGCAGATATTCGACTTACAAGTTCTTCATTGGCCCAATCTGGAACAAATGTGTAACCATCATCCCCTGTATCACCTTTTGTCCCTTTAATATTTGATGTTGACGGAGTGGAGGAACTTTTTGACCAGCTGATGTCGCCATTTGAATCTACGATTGGTATCCACAATTGCTGAAAATCTGATACATCATAAATTGTTTGTTCGCCAAGATTATCAGTGCCGTACACTTTACTTGCCTCATTAACACTGTCAACTTTACTGTTCCATGCGCTTTTTTCATTTGAAGTTACATGAGTTTCGTCATTTTCATGTTTTTCAAAATCACTAACCACATCGTTCCATTTTTCTTTTTCCGGTAAACTAACATGAGATTCTTCGTCTACCGAATGACTGTTTGCATTTGACGCCAAAGTTCTGATGTCATTATGAGCTATTGTCGATGCGTTATGACTGTTTAATGAACTGATAAAACCAAATTCCAAATCAGAAATTTCTGTACGTATATCGCTGTGCGCTGATTCAAATGTATTGTGAGCAGATATTGCACTGTTCAATGCGTCAAATTGTACTGCTGAATTTGCTTTTTCTACTGCTGTCTGAAGATTGGATGTAGAAGCCACTTTTGGATTTTTTACATCCATATTATTTACCAAAACCAAAAGTTCACCTGCTCCTGTGATTACAGAATCAACTTTGTTGTTCCATTCTGATTTTTCTATACCTGTTACATGTATACCTGAATTTCCTGTATGACCTGAAATATCTGTCATAGATGGAATACTTAAACTCGAAGAAGTCATGTTTCCCTGTAATACAACATCATTTATCTTTGGCTTGTTATCCAAATCCATATAATTGTCAGTGCCACCTCCTTGTCCTCCGGCATCTATCGAAGATAAGGCCTTGCGAAGAATCTCTATATCATAATCATTAAAGGCGTGAGTTGCTGCAATTTTTACTATCGTTTGTGCAAATGTATTTGCTAATTCCTTTGAAATCATTGTAGTAACATTTTAAATTTTGTAAATATAATCATTTTTTATACAGTTTCATTGTAAATCAAATTATTTTTTGCAAAATTCAATCCGTCCATCTGACAGTGAAGTCTCTGAATAACCGCCGACACTGGAAGGTTAGACTGTTTTTCTCTTCCCATATCATCCAGAAGATACACATTTCGTATATCATGGTTAATGTCAACCACTGCAAATTGAATGTTGTGTCCGTATCTCACTGTAATAGAATCGTCTTTTTTTACCCCATCGTTGAAAATAATCTTGTCCCCGTCAAAGGTAAAATCTTCGTTTAATTTCATCATCTGTAACGGTTCATTGACCGATACAAACTTGAACAGAAACTGAATGTGCTTAATTGGGAATGTCGCTACCGCAAATAACTTTCCATCATTTGTCATTTCCCGAACCAGCAAATTTTGAGACGATATAGTCACTGAATCTATCATGGTTATTTTGTCCATTGCCGACAGTTGGAACCGTTGCTCCACGGTTATATTGGCCATGCCTATCAATTGCTCTGACCAGTCCTTGTATTTTGTACTTCGATTGATCGACTGAATAATCGCTTTAGTTTGAACAGGCGTACCAAACGTCCATCCTGACCCCTGACAATTCAAACATATAGACTGCGCCTGATCACGTTTTTTGCACGGACACGGGAAGGCTGGTTCAATTGTGATAGAGTAGCCATGATGATGAACAAGTGCGTCAAACGACCCTTCGAAAAATTCGATGCGCGGGGAGGCTTGCAGATTAGGTGGGGGTGCTAACATGGCTTTTTTCATAATGTTTAGCTTTTAATTTTGCAATACTGTCCTCATCGACTTTAACTTTGGTATAATATTTGATGTTGTTTTCTAAATTTAAAGCAATGACAGATAAAGATACATGTAAACATGATTTTGTAAAAACAGAAGGTTGGGTTTGCCTGAAATGCAAAACATTCTTTCCAAGAATAATGGGAACGTATGAAGGTGAAATGTGTCCCATCCAGGAAGAAAGTTTCGAGGAACACATCAAACGAATAAGCGTCGCTTCTTCCGCTGGATTCAAATTCGCTGAATAAGGTTTGTAAACAAGCCTCTTGTCACGAATTTCTATTTTTTTCATCCTGACCATTTCCTCAACCTGATCCATAGTCAAGTCTGGGTCTCTTACAAGTTCCCGAACTTTTGTGAGGAATAAAGTTTCTGTATCCATATTTTATTTTGTTTAATTATTGCTCTACATAGATGAACATACAATTCCTTTATAAATTGCTCTCAATCTATCTAAACTTGTCTTAATTTTATCTTTAAGTTCTTTAATACGAGCACTATACAACGAATACATGGCGCTGGCCGTCGTCGAAATACTACTTGAAACATTGTCTAACGAAAGTGACTGTGAACTTAAACCTGGCACTCCGAAGGGAATGTCACCGGCTATTGCCAAAATCGGAATTGAGGCCAAACTTCCAACAATATCTACCAAATCATAATGTAAATCATGCAGTCCAGTAAGATACTTTACCGCCCAATAAGAAGGAATAGTTCCGAATCCCATCATATTTGTGTACGGGATCACGCCTGAATACAGCAACGTTTCCCCGCGCACCGCCAGAGGGTCTGCTGACTGGGTGGGTACAATAAATACACGCCTGAAATAGGTGTACCCGTCGGACGTTCTTCTTCCGGTAATCCACTCTTTCGGAAAACCAATCTGTTTTATGGTGCCGAGGTATCCGTAAAGTTCGTATGGTTTGACACATGGATAAGTAACCTGAATCATTCCCCATCTGCGGAACTCATCGCGGTAAAAGTCGAAGTTTTCTTCGATAACAGTTGGCAGCAGTTTAATATTCAAATATTTTTCAATTTCCTGTTGGGCTGCTTTTATATAGAACTCGTATGTTTCTTTGGATAACGCGGTGCCGGATTTGTCCTGAATCTTTACTCCATACAGGTATATTGATGCAAGTTCAGCGGGTGATAAAACCATTCCTGTGTTTTTATCATATTTTATTGTACAAGAGAGAGTAGGCATTTTCGTAAAATTTTGTTTTTGTAAATATAATAAAAAACCCATTCAATTGATTTGAATGGGCAATAAATAAAAACAAATGAACAGAAAATTTATTCGCTATATGCTTTTGTAAAAATAAAGTCTACAAGTTCGGCCTTGTTCTTGTCGTCGTATTCAGATTTATCAACTCCCATTTCTGCCAATTTTTCTTTCAGCATTGGCACAGTCATTGCGTTTAATTTCTTGAATACTTCTTCTTTTTCTTTTTCGATAGATTCTTGAATAGCCTTTTGTTTTTGAGCGTCTTCAAGAATCTTTTTCGCTTCAAGTCTGGCCTGTTCAAGAATAACTTCTTTTTGCCTGTTAGCTGCATCTATAATGCTTGAAGTTGCTTCGGCCTTGACCTTTTCGTCCAAAGATTCAAACTTGGCATTTGGGTCAAGTGAAGTAAATCCCATCAGATTACAAAACACTGCCAAACTTTCTTCTACTTCAGCAACTCCATCTTTATCTACATTTACAGGTTTGCCATTTACTATTACGGACTTTCCGTAAAGATTTTTTTTACTCGTTTTAAATTTCATGGTACATAATTTTAAAGCAAGGGCCTTAATGACCCTTGCATATTTGAAACTCAACTAAACTCGATCTCCTATGTTTACTATCCGAACAACTTTTTTCGGTGCATATATAACAGGCGTGCCGAACAGCATGATCATAAAGCGTCTGATGGGGGCGGTTAAAGCCAAATCCATCTTCATCATCTGTCCCAATTGCAGGAATGAGAACACCTGATCGGAAGCCCATTCAATTACCAAAGCCTGGTCAGTTCCCGATATGATACGATCGTTGTCCAGAATATGCTGTGCAGCAACTGCTGTACCGGCGGTATCGTAGCCTTCGTTCGTCCACTGCGTCATACCCACTTCAAAAATTTTGTACATCGGTATATCGGCCAGATTGGACGAAGTGGCGTTAGCCTTGGAACGATAAACAGCCCATCCGGTAGCGGCGTACTGACTGGTAGTTCCTGGTGTGAGTACCAGATCGGTAGCAAATCCAGGGGCGGTAGCCACAGGAGCAACTACTGATGCAGCGGTAACAAACGTAAGCGCTGATTCACCGTAGTTATTCTTGGCTGCTACTGCGTAGTAGTAAGTATCCGTACCAACGAACTTGGAATTAGGCGACGCAACAGAAGAAGAAGTAACCAAAGCCGGAGCAGCGGGAGCCTTTGAAGTCGTAGGGCCACTCAAAGAGTTCTTGGTTTGCGTTCCACCCAAACGGAAGAAGTTGGAATCCATGATTTCAACCGGCCCGTTTTGAGTAGCAATCGTCCTGACTGTTTGACCGAATATCGGAGCATTAACGTGAGGAGAAGTAGGATGAATCAACTTTTTGTCTAACCACTGCTTGTTGTAGTTGGTAAACACTGCCGGATGACTGATGATCGTGTCGGCGAAACCGAAATAATCACGAATCACTTGTGTAGCGTCCGCCAGATGATAATCCTTCAAAATGGAACCGCGGGCGTCAATTACATGCGGACTGTTCATGTAAGCGTTGAAACTCGGATATTCCGATTCAGTTTCCAACTGTGAGAAAATTCCGTTGTACTGTTCTGGAACTACACGGCTGTCAGCGAACGGTAAATGATATTCCATTCTCATAGCCATCAACCTTGCTTTGTTAGTGGCTTCCTGGGCCAACATACTTGTAATGCCGCCTCCGGTTTTAACCAACTCGGCCTGGAAAGTAACTCCACCTACGATACCGGAATATTTAATTTGTATCGGTTTCCTGCGGTAGATCGTATCTTCTACTTCCGGCAATTCACCTTCTGAAACAAATCCGTAGTCGGGAGTACCATAACTTACAAGTTGCAAATATTCATGTATGTTGTTAAATACAGGTTTCTTTGACAGTTTTGCAAAAATAGGGTAGTGTTTAGGCTGCGCAGTCAATACTTTCATAGTACCTTCCAGCGATTCTACCTTCAAAGGAGCAGCAGACTGATCCGTTGCGTTCCATGTTTGAGCGCCTTGCTGATCGCCAATAGACATTGCCTTAAGCAATTCATCAGCGCCTTCTGTACTCATATTGCCAGATACAACTCCGTTATAATTCTGGTCAACATGTTCGCTAAATTTCATTAAATTAGTATACATAATTAGTAGTTTTATTCGTTTTTAATTCTTTTTTACACAATCGTTTAATGCGTCGTTCCATACTGCCTTACTGATGTCTCCACCAAATTCAAACAGCGTTACAGCATCTGAATAAGCGCTGTTGCCAGTGTTAGCAAACGCCTTGGTCAACGTATTTATCACCTGCGACTTGGTAATCTGCGCCTTTTCTGCGGTTTCTGGTTCGCCACCAAAAGACTTTTGCAGAGTAGAAATGCCAGTTGCAGCCTTTTGAACCGGAGTGTTAATGTCATTCTTCAAACTGACAATTTCAGTTTGCAAAGATTTTACCAGTTCGGTAAGTTCCGATACGCCACTCTCTTTTGTTTCAATAGGAGCAGGAACCTCTGCTTTTTGAACTTCCTCTTTTACTTCGACAGGAGCGTTCATTTTTCCTTCCAGAGTAACTATCCTGTCAAGAATAGACTTCTGAATCTCATTGCTGCTTTTGATAGAATCCGCAAGGCTTTTTATGATTTGGCTCATTTGAGTATCACCATTATCTTGCTTTACTTCTTCTTTTTCATCTGAAAGCGCTTTCTTAACGTACTCTAATGTTTCCTGGAGCACATTATCTTCGACTTTAATGTTATCTTTCATAAGTTTGAAATTTTGTTATTAAAAATTATAATTTTTGTAAATATGAGTAAAATAAATTTAACAAAAAAACTTTTTGTAAAAATTTTTCAACATTTCTTTCTGATTTTCGTCCAATTGACCTGCCTGATCTGCTTTAACCAATGTAATAAGATGCCATTCTCTCTCTGTTTTCTCTGTTTTGAAATCAATGCTTCCATTAGATTTTACTATCATTTCAGAGCCATTAGCGGATACAAATTTTGCCAAATTGTCGTCAACTTCTTCATATTCAAAAGTTGCTGGGTCTTGATAAATGTCGTCACCCGTAAACCCTTTTTGAATAAGTTGAGCGTAGGTTTGGCAATTTTTAGGCATCGGGCATAACGCAATTGCGCTAATCAATGCTTTTTTGATTTTTGATTTGTCATTAGAATCCCTTTCGATAACCTTTCCCTCTACCGAAATGCCAAGATTTGTTTTTTTACTGCCTCTTTCCAAAGCCTTCATCAAATTTACGACCGCTTTTGCCTTCGGTATTTGAGTATACAACTCTCCTTTGACAAACAAATGTCCCTTTCGTTTCTCAAAATCAACTACCTGACCAATAATACTATCTGGACTTTTTTCGTGATTGTAATTAACAAAAAATCTATCCTCAATAGAAAAATCACAGTCCGCCATCGTTTCTCCATCTAAATCACGATGCCCATTGGAGGCAAGTCCAGAAAATTGAACTACATCCTCACCATTCTCATTTTTGCCTTTACTAATATCTACGGGCAAAAAGAAATTAAATCTATTATCTACCCCGCACGTTTCCATATATATCCTTTTGTCAACTCTTTTTTATTACAAATACAATTACGAATGTCTATTGGCCAACATCCAGTATTTTCCGAAGCCTTTATTACTGATTCATAAGTTGCTATATAATTGCCATTCAAAGAAAATTGTATAACTGGAACTTTTCTTAATTTCCTTATTATCCCATTTTCTTTTTCAAATTGCCATCTTTTTTTACCAGAATCAATATTTTTCCTTCTTGCCTCTTCTGAATATTCAAAACTCATTCCCTTATTCCAAGGTGGCTTTTCTTTTTTCTTGCCAATTTGAGATTCTCTAATTTTTCTTTTTGTTTCTTCTGAAAGAGGAACTCCTTTCGTTCTTTCAGACACTTTTTTCTTATTTTCCTCTGACATTTTCCTGCGCCTCATTTTTTCAACAGTCGCTTCTGGAAGTTTTCTTCCCTTTAATTTATCACTTATCCTTTTTCTTTGTTCTTCCGATATTTCCCCATTCAATCCGCCACCTCTTAAATTCATACACCATTTGTCAAATTTAAACAAATCTCCAATTATTTCAATTTCTGCGTTAGATAATTCATCATAATTATTAAAAAAATACAAAATTTCTTTCTTAAAATTTTCTTTTCCATATTTCTCAACAATGCTTTTGTATTTTGATCTCGCTTTGCGATTATAAAAAACAAAATTAAAAGAACCATTTCCAGTATACGAATCTTTCATTCTTTTTGTAACATGAACTCCATAATAATAATACGGTTTTTCTGGTATCATACATGTTATTTTATATGCGTAATAATACTTTCCATCTTCCCCTTTAAAAGGCTCTATGTTGTTTTCTTCAATCATCTTGTCTTTTTATAAAGTTGTAAATGTAGTAATAATTTTCAAAACACAAACCATTATTTTAATTTCGTTATCCATTGAACCTTCGATAAATCTTCTGCGTACCATTTTTTGCACAACCTGTCCATACAATCCTGTACCGAAGTGCCACAAATCGGGTCTGCATAGTTAAAAAGCACATATTGACATTCAAATTGATAAATACAGTCAAAATGACCGGATTGCATTCCTCTTGTATTATCTATCATATATATTATATGTGCGTTAATTCCAAATTCACGTAATTTATCTCTGGCATACAAAGCAGCATCATCGCAATCCCCAAAATCCGTAAAAAATTCGTACTTTGAATTGTCATGGTCAAAAAATCCCTTTAGCAGATCATATTTATACTTGTAATTCTTTTTAAACCAATCTATTAAACCGATTGTATTTCTTATTTCCCTGTATTGACCATATAATTTATTGTATCTGTCTCTGTTTCGGAATAAAAAATAATACAGAAAAAACCAAAAACCAAATATCCCAAAATATCTGTGCGCTATAACCGGTCTTATCCAGTATAAGACGGTAAACCACCATGTACAATTTTTGTTCATATTCTTATTGTTCCGTTTTCAAAATTTTCCCTCAAATTTGCAATCAGATCATCGCTCTGAAAAATTTCAGCAATAGACCTCCAATCACAATTCACCAGTTCCCGACCTTCAAGTAACGGGATAGTTTCTGGATCAAATAATGCAGTATAATAATGTATCACCACATCTGAATTTTCATATACCCCACACTCGCATGTATGGAACTGGGATATTTCAAAACCTGTTTCTTCCAGAGTTTCCCGAATAGCAGCCATCATATAGTTTTCAGCAGGCTCTACATGCCCACCTGGCAAAGCCCATTTACCAGGTTCAAATTGCTTTTCGTTGCTGCGTTTAACCAAAAATATTTTGCCACTATTCTTATCTACCAATATCATATCGGCATAATGCCTCCGGTTGTCCTTAGCCTTGTATATCTTTCCGTCAATCTGAACGTCTTTGAATTTCATCAATCCCTTATGAAATTCGGCAAGTTGCGCTGTGGTTATTTCTTTGTTCTTGTGCTTGTTGACTACTCCAATAGCATAACTGTTGAATGCTGATTTTTCAAAAAACACTTCATACTTTGACAGTTCTTTTATTCTGGCGTCACTTTTTTCAAGAACTTCAACTGATTTTTCCAGTCTCATAATTTCGGCTCCAAGCCTGCCTGTTGCCCTGACGTAATTGTTGCTCAAATCCAGTATTTCATCTTTTAGTTTGTCAGCCTGCAATACATGTAAACTGTCTCCTTTGCTGACAGCCTCCTCTGCCTTGAACAATTCATCATTTTTGGATTTGATCAATTCGTTCTGCTCATTACAAAAACTTACCATCTCACCCTTCTTCTGTAAAAGAGATTCTTTTAGGCGACGGTAGCGCTCAATTTTTCCGACAAAAAAATTATCAAAAATCATATCCATTTTTTAAGACCATCTAACAAGATTATATTTTCTATATATCGTTTTCCCATTTTTCATCCGAAGAGCCTGTTTCCGATTTCCTGACTTTTTATAAGAAACATGTATCCAATCTGGATATTGATCATTCCCATCTTCATAAATCAATTGGTCGAAATTGCCCAACTTAAAAAATACATCGAATAGCGCTTTGTTGTTTTTCTTGTCAACGTCTCTAATGTCCGCTGCTTCGCCTAAACAATGTTGTGATGTCGCCGACACCAGATACCCTTCCTTTTTCATGGCATTGTTTAGAGCGACAGACCGGTATCCATTATTGATAACAATAGGCTTGCCATATTTATCCCGTGCAGGCTGCAAGCAATAAACGCATAAACGTCTTAAATTCTCAATATGGCTTTCTGTCGGAGTATTGTTGATTCTGTACTTTTCTGCCGTGGCCGACCTGGTTAATTCCGAAAGCCTGAAATTTTTACTTAATATATCCATCCTCTTCTAATTAAACTGTCCAAAATATGTTCTGTATGATAAATTGACCTCCTTTCCGCTTCATGATCCTTTCTTAAAGCATAAAAATTAAAGGCAACAGAAAAAATAATGAACAAAATAATGATAACAAAATTGATGCTAACTCTTTTTTCAACCTTTAACAGTCTTTCATTAAACATCTTGTCCACCTCTTTTTCTTCCTTGATTAATGCCTCTATTTTTCTTTCAAATAAAGCATGTCTGTCTTCGTCCTTCTTGAAATAATCGGAAATGTCTTTCCTTATCTCACGTATATCTGGAGATAGTCTATTGTACAACCGACCTTCGATTCTGTCTTCTATTTCTAAAATTTCTGTCATGTCATTTCATCAAAAATATTTTCAATAGAGTCTCTTTTGAGGCATCTACTATTTACGCATGATTTCGTAATCAAACTTGCGATTTTTGTTTTGAGTTTCATAATTTCTTCGTCTAACTCGTTTATCTTTTCAAGATTTACAGCCTCTCTTTCAAGAAACTCTTTCTCTCTTTGCCTTGAATCAATAATGGACTTGTTGAGCCTTTCGCTCATATCATCCAAAGCAGTTTGATATGTGCCAAGCATCGCTTTGATGGCTGCCTGCTCTTTTGAAACTGTTTCGGCTAAATACCTTCTGCGTTCAATGATTCTTGTAATCCAAGAAGAAATAACCATCGAAACAGATGATGATATTGCAGCTACTACTGCCGTATTACTAAAAATTGAACCATTTATTACTTCCTCCATCATTGCAAAATTTCTCAAATTTGATTTTTGTAAATATACAAATAATATTTTAAACTTCAAAAACTTTATCGCCAACAGTTACACGAATTTTTCCTGGAAGTTTTCTTGCCTCTGCAACTATATCGTAATCGTAGGTATATTCACCATTTTCCCATTTGGTTTTGGTTTTAAATTCATCTTGAAGGAGGCATCTGCACCACGGGTGCGACGGGGAAATCGTCGCCTTCCAATCCGCCCTTTTCTTTCCTACATTGTCACCATTTTCAAGTAACTGCTGTGGGGTAAACCGTATCGGCTCTGATCCGATTCCGCCGGTCAGGTATAATCTGATACATTCCTTGCAGGCGCCAGGGTAAACCCTTTTGTACATGAATATTTTGTCGCCATTACTTTCTACCATTTCCATGTACCTGGCGTGTTCAAATGCGTTTTGCAATTCGGTGGCTGCGATTCTTCTAAAATTAATTTGCATGTTACCCATCCTTTTATACATTTCGGACGCGGCCCTGCCGATCTGATCACCTCCACTCTTGGCCCCCTCTTTCAAACTTTCCCTGACGGCATCTTCGTAACCCGCCCTTTGATTGGCTCCTTCAAGCGTGTTTTTTACATCATCCTTTATGTTGTCGCTCAAAGACTTGATGTGGCTGTAAGTTCTATCTTCAAGATAGGTGATCACTCTTTGGGTACGTGGAGAAAACTTCTGGTACTGTTCCCGATTCAAGTATTTCTTGAAGTCTACATAATCTACCTTGCCAGCCTGATCTTTTAGCGCTGCCGATAACCTGCCAAAATAAAACGCCTGCTCATGTGGCGTATATTTGGTCTTGATCTTATCTACATCAATGCCATGCTTGTTCAAAAGGTCTTTCTGGTCATCCGTCAATACCCTTGTTCCTAAATTATGGGCAATAAAAAAGGAATGATGAAACTCGATGGTTTCAAGCGCCTCATTGATCTGCTGCGGGGTGAATAACATGCTCTTTTGCTTTTTCAACCTTTGCTTTTGCCAGCATATAAACATCCTCAGTTATCAAACCTTTAGAAAATTTATCTTCAATCTTTTTTTCGATTTCTTCCAACGGTATAGTTTTCATATTATTATTTTTTTAAAATTTTTGTCAATTCTACCTGTATCGCCTTCAGCATGGATTCATAGTTACGACAAAATTCATTTTCGTACACAGTTTGAACCTTCGGATAACGAGGCGGTTTACATTCTTTTTCCATAATCTACAAGAAAAAAAACAGGGACGCAACAAAAGTAATATTAATCATACAAACACAAAGACCAAACAAATCATCAATTTAAACCTTAATATCCTGCATCCCTGTCTTAATTTACTTCCTTATCAAAGACAGTACACTCTCTAATATCTTTGAAGAAAAGATTCCATTTGAAATCAATCCTGGCATAAGGGCTATCACACCAAAGGTGGCCCAGTCCTGCCAACTTCCAAACTCAAATACAGCATAAGCGCCAAAATTGACAAACTTGCCTGCTGCAAGCATAACGCCTGACAATACAATGCCAATAGCCCATGATACAAAAACTTTTCCCCGTTTTTCAAGGGACACCCTGTCAATAACAAACTGCGTCAAAAATAACCCTACAAGTCCGATGCCAAAGGGCGTGGATACTAAAGAAAGCATTTCTGAAATTTCCATAATCTTATATTTATTAAGTTAAACGCTGTAAAGATAATCAATTTTTTTAAAATATCTTGCTCATCCATTTTTTTATGCAACTTTCCGAAACAAACTGTCAATAAATTCAAGTCCTGTCAAAGTAACGACAACCTTTGAATAATACTTGTTTAGTCCTTCTATGTTCGTCAATTTCATTTTAAAATACCCTCTGTCAATATATTCCTGTTTCGGTTCATTTCTATCCTTGAAAAATATTCCTTTTTCTCGCAATTTTTTGAAAAGCGTATTTCTACCAAATGACAAATCAAGAGTTTTAGCAGCCTGACCAATATCTAAATCGCCATCGCTATCCAAAACTTTATCCACGTACTCAATTTTTTCCTGCTGCTCTTCAAGTAATTTCTGCTGATCTTCGCATGTATCTTTCAATAACTTGATTTCAACTTCACATTGCTCAATTCGTTCATTTCGTTCTGCAAGTAATAATTGCTGCTCACCAATCACAATTTGCAGCCCCTTTTTTTCCTGTTCCGATTCAAGAATCATCCTGGCAAGGTCTTCTTTGGTAATATGGTCAAGTTTTGTGTAACCTTTCATCAAAAGTTCCTCAATTTTTTCAAGACATATCAAATGAAAATCAACTGACAGCCATTGAGCAAAAGACAATGCAATTAGTCTGTGCATCCATGTTCCTCCGCCAAATTCCGGCGCACCTTGTAAAGTTATAACCAACTGGTTTTCAGAAATACGGTATTTTCCCGTAATTGCCTCAACTAACTGTTTTGTAGACGGTAAGCGTAAAAACTCGTATGGTTGTTTTTTAAACGCTTTTGCCATCTGTGTAGCATTTACCATCACATCTTTATTGATACTGTCCAGCTTAAATGTAATATTTGTATTGTTGTATATAATAATACTTTCATTGTACATTTTGTTTTCGAGTGATCCAACATTTACCGTTTCATTCATTACTTTCGCTTCAACAACTTCCGTACCATCCTTATTTTCTCTTTCCAAATACAATGCGTCAACCATTCTTCGGAAATTCCAAAAAAACGTATATGAATTTTCATCTCCGAACATATCGGCAAACAAAATCAATCTTTCGACATTGCCTCTGTTGATAACCCTCAACTTTATTTTCTTTCCAGAGCATAAAAACCATACAAAATAACACTTTAATTCGTCATCTGACTTGCAGATAGTGTCAACTGCATCACATGGATCGTCATATTTAAGCGCTTTGGCTACATCTCTGGCAACAAACATAAGATCGCCATCAATTTCAATCATCCTGATGCGCCCGTAATCTTCGCTTTCATAAACTTGATATTTGTTCATAACTGTTTAAAAATTAAATTGATAAAAAAAATTA